CTTTAATAGTTTCCAACCATGCGTTTTTACTTGTGTCATACTTAAGGTAATACGTGGAATCCTCTTGGTTCTTCTCAGACTGCATCTTTACTACAGCCTGATCAGGTGCATAAGGAGGTAACTTAGTTGTAGCTTGGCATACACCAAGAATAGCGTACATGTTAGTGTTGCCCATACCATCTTTAACTACAACCTTAGGTATGGCATTACGCCCATCCTTGTATCTGATACCTAAGACAGAATCACCGTAGATACCATGTGTATAGTTACTGAAAGGAAAACTTGAGTTTCTTGCAGTTACAACCGATGTAGTACCAGAAGAATAGTCATTGACTAACTGCCAGTAGTCAGTCTTTGTAGGGGCAATATAAGAACCGTTAAGGTCAAACAAATCGTTCAACTGTTGGATAACACGTGCAGTTGTACACTGAGTTGAATGCTCCGTCTTAGAACCATCAGGTAACAGAACTCCTACTGCAAACTGGTCATCAATATATACTGCATAAGCTTTAGCATAGTTTACAGCTTTACAATAGACTAACGCCCAGTTGTCATTCCAAGTAGATGTGGTAGCTGAACTCATTGTAGGAGTTACTTTCTTATTAAGTACAAACGTATAGTCAGCAATGGTTACACACCTGATGTCATTAACTGGGTCTGAAGTATTAAGGTAAGAACTGTTGGTAATGTTAACAGTCTTTCTTACGCCGTCAAGACCATGAATCTGAACCGAGTTAGAACCAAAGGATGCAATATACTGCTCTGTTTCATCTCGGTTAATCACATGGTATTTTCTCTTGGATGCATCCGAAGTGAGACTGTCAAGAGTACTAATGTGAATAGTCGGTGGTCTCTTTTGAAGACCCTCCACTTCACTTGAGAATCCGTTAACCTGTTTAGTTAGCTGATTAACAAACCTAGATCTGTCAGGCTGTTGTGAGACCCCACCGTTAAACGATGGAATAACCTGTGTAACCAGTGCCATACTTTAGCTCCTCTGAATGTTCTGAGAAATAGTCTCATCATCATCGAAGATATTGTAGTTAGCAGACTGGAGGTCGTAGTCGATGAGACTTGCATAAGCCTCTGCTTCTTCCATCTGTAAATGCTTGTCAATTTCTTGAGATGTAAGGTATCGAGCCTGAAAGATTCTTGCGGCTTTAACTGTGATATAGTAACGGAATGCCTCTGGAAGATTCTCAAAGTCAATCTCTTTTACAAGTTCATCTACAGTCAAACCATCAGGAAACTCGTTGGTATTCTCAGTAAGGTCGAAAAAATAGCCTGACTTTCTTACTAGCTGATAACCATCAGCAAAAACCTTAAGGTAGCTGTTAGGATATGGTATCAAGTCTGAGTAAGTGTCAGGCGTGAGTGTATAACTTGTTAATGGATTAAAGTACCAACCTCGTGATTGGACTTCGCGTGATACACCCTTAAGAATTCTTTGTGCATTAATGGTGTCAACGTCCTGTTGTTCATCCAGTGTATTTACTGGCATAGAACCAATGGTTGACAGAACTTCATTAACTGCATCAAGTTCAGTTTGTGGTGTTATTATCATTTGTTGTCACCTCTTTTTTGCGTCTGCCTCTGGTTACCTTGGGTTCAGGGACTGTAGGCTCAGTCTTCTGGATTAACCCAAGGCTCTCAGCTTCCTCAACAGTGAGGTCTTTGCCCCACTTGTTGAGTTGCATAAAGTAGACGTGACTATATTTCTTTCTATAGTCACTCATACAATTAGGCGATAGCAGATTTAACGAAGAGACCAACTGCTTCAGGACGAAGACCACCGTGACCCATAGAGTACTTAGCGATGATCTGGTCAGCCTGATATTCAGCTCGACGTGCACGTTCCATGGCGAGGTCTTTCAGTTTGACCGTACCAACAGCAGAACGATGGAAGGCAATACCTTCAAGACCTGCGGCAGAAATCTTAGAGCTGAGAGCGTGTTTACCGTCAACACCAGAGTTAATGAAGTTCGGGGTTTCAACAATTTCGAAACCACATACGTTCTTCAGTTTACCCGTGGTCGGATCGAAGATAGCCGCAAAGTTAGCCGCATCAGGCATAAGGGCACGGCAGATAGCCGAGAAGCCTTCAGGAGAAGTCAGGAAGTAACGGTCACCCTGCGGAACCCAGTTCTTGGTGAACTGAGCGCGTGCATTAATGAGACCTTCAAGAAGCTTGTTGCCGTACTCAACGGTCGTAGCTTCAGACAAACCAGTGACGAACTGGTAGGCTTTACCAGTGCCTTCATTCTTGAGCGTGTCATTGGTCGGGATGTTTTCACCCATAACACCAGTGTTTGCAAGCTCGTTAATGATAGCACAGTCAGCACTCTGAGCAAGAGCCTCACCCAACTGGCGGGAATACTCAGTGCGAACGTCAAAGTGGTTCATTGCATCATCAATGTCCGTGATGAGGCAGTCAGCAGTCAGGAGTCCGTCAATCGTAATGACCTTCTCCGTGTTTTCCATCTTGGTACGCTGATCGTCCAGAGAGTCACCTGCGGCAAGATATTTAGCGTTCGTGCGACCCATAACAGGGAACGAGGCCGATTTGCCGTGGGGGATAGTCCGAACCATATGTCGGGGCATCATGACAGACGTGCGAGTAAAAGCCGTAAGGACTTCACCCGAAAACATCTTCATAAAGAGCGCATCACGATCTCCAGAGCTCAGGTTCTGGCCAGGGTTGGAAATACCAGTATTAAGTAAAGAAGCCATTTATTTTTTCCTATAATAAGTTAAATGTTTAATTAATAAAATTAGAAGCGGGTATGAAGCATCTTCTGCTCAATTTCCCGCATATAAGCCGAATCTTTTCCGTATCTCGGGTCAGACATTGCCTTAATCATAGCGTCCTTAGATTCAAACCCTTTGTTATCCGCAGTCGGACTTGCACCAGACCCAATGACAGACGGGTTGCGAGTTCCGTGTTTTGCAACCATACGGCTCTTCATACCGTCAATCATAAGACCGATCATCTCAAGGTTGTCCGAGTCGATAGCCTTATTAAAAGCTGTAACCGTGGACTCAGGAAGATTCTGTCCTGCCCACTGAGTAATCCGTTTAAACTCTTGTTCACCACCTGCTCTCTGGTAGACAGCTTGTGTAAACTTTTCAGCCAACATGTTTCTGGAGTCAATGAACGTCTGGATAACTTCTTTAGGATAACCTGCTTTACCAAGGTTAGCCATTGTTTCACCAGAGAGTCCACCGAACTCTTCGTACTCTTTGATTACAGCGTTGAAGTCAACACCCTTAGCTTTAAGGTCTTTGTTGACAGCTTTAATAGTACTGTTGTTTTTAGCGATCTGTTCTGTCAGCTCAGCCGTTTCAGCAGATTCAGACTGACTTGCTTCACTACCTGTTTCAGTAGTCTCAGGGCTAGCTTCAGGTTGTTCTTCAGTTCCTTCAATCTGTCCCTCGTTGGAGAGCATAGTGTTATCTGCGTTTTCGTCATAAAAATCATACTGCTGAGTGTTGCTGATGTGTACATCCACATTTTCTACCGTTGTGGTCGGTGCTACTTGTTCATCCATAATTAAAAGTTATCTCTCCAAGTGTTACATCTGTTGTTGTGCCTGAGCTTCATTTACAGCCATCTGAGCCCCTGCATCAACTGCTGTTTGTTCTGCATACTGTTGCATCTGAGCCTGTTGTTCCTGAGCCAACTGTTCAGGAGTCTTAACAAGACCTGTGGTATCAATGTGAGAAGCCTCAAAGATTCTCATTGCAAGGTTACCAACATTAAGTGCTTGCATAAACTCAGGGAAGGCACTCATCATCTGAATAGCCTGTTGCAGGTTAATTAACTCTTGTCCTCGACCAAGAGCATCAACCCCTGTGATAATTGTGGGTTCAATCTCTGCGAGGTTATTGTCGAACTCAGGTAATAACTGTTGGCTCTGCATCTGGTTAAACACACAGGCGACCAAAGGTAACTGAAGTTCATTACTGAGGAGACTGTATACTCCGCCAAGAGTTGCTTCAAGTTCATTTGCGACATACTGAATCTCCGTAGCTGTAACCCGTTCTGCACTTCGTTGTACAGCAGAGTTCAACAGGAATGCAAAACTTAATCTCTGTTCAATAGCCTGAGCTGTGGTAAGAACTGTGGACATATCCTGAG